CACAGACTTTTCGTTTAATGCATCTTCGAGTTCTTTCTTCGACGCAAGGTTGCCGATACTATCGATCACAATAACGACTCGGTCAGAACGATCAAGCTCTTCCAACTGACCAACCAAGTCAAACTTGAGTTCTTCTACGTTTGCGATAGGTGTATGCAATACACGCTGTACGTCAATATCAAATTGCTCAAAGTAAGACTGAGGTGAACCAAATTCAGAATCATAGAATAGCATGACTGCATCGGGATACTTCTTCATGTAGGCACCAGCCATGAGCAATGCAAAAGAAGTCTTAAAGTGTTTTGACGGTCCGGCCAGTACTGTGAGGCCCGGAGTTAACCCACCGTCAATAGAACCAGATAAAGCAACGTTTACCATTGGTACATCTGTTGGAACCATATCTTTTTCTGTAAAGAATTTTGATTCGCCAAGAATCTCGGTAGACTTAATCTTCGAGTTCTTTTTGAGTTTATCCATAATTGACATTTTGTTCTCTTTCTCTATCGTCTAGTTCGTACTGTTTACGATACTCATTGTTTATTCTAATACATTTTTCAATAATTGTAAACCCCTCGTCGAAGTTTACTAGAGCTGCAGTGTCCTTTGGAAAACACGCGCCACCGTATCCCTGCTTACCGTCTGGACCAGGGACCTTTGTATGAGAATGACCAATGCGTGGATCTGTGCCAATAGCTTTGACGACCTTATTGAATGTTTGCCCTTCACGAGCAATTGCATCATATAGTTGATTGAAGAACGTGACCTTCAGTGCCAAGAAAGAATTCACTCCGTACTTTACAAAGCTGGCTTCTTTCTGACTCATCTTGTATACTGGACAAGGTGTGCAGAGGCTATATTCTTCATAAACCTTTTCTAGGAAATTTGTATTTATTTCGTTTCCACCGAAAACATGAAACTCAGGACGAATAAAATCTTCATTAGCAGATTTTTCTGTCAGGAACTCAGGGTTGTAGATTAAGTTGTACTTCTCAAACTTATCAAAGAAACTTGGAACTACTGTAGACTTAATAACGATCGGCATGTGTGAACCAAGAGCCATAACCACTTCAGTTAAGATCGAGTCATCAATAGATCCATCTTCACCAAATGGTGTAGGAACACAGATAAAAGCGATACTGTATTCCGAAGTGTCAATATCATTTACACTGTTACCATACTTTGGATCGATAATAGTCTTCTGTAGCTTTGGGTGATTGAATCCATAGTCTACAGCTTTGCCAACAAATCCGTGGCCAACGATTAGCATCTTCATAATCTTATTCCTTATTTTCACGTTCAGCAACTCGGCGACGTAGGTCACTGCTACTAAATCTATGTTCACGTTTATTGAAGTAAAGATGAATGCCTTTACGACGACATACATCCTTACCAGTAAAATCTTTATTTTTGTACTCTTCACCCATGATCTTGACATCAATATCAAACATCTCAAGAATGTCTACCACATCACTTTCGTTTTGATAACAAACAATCTCATCAACGTATTTTACACCGGCCAATTGAACATAACGTTCGACCAGTGTTTGTACGGGTGCATTCTTTTCTTTACGATCATGCGATGGATCTACTTGTAGACCACAGATCAAATAGTCACATACTGTTTTAGCTTCACGTAACATAGCAATATGACCAGCATGTAGCAGGTCAAAGGTAGATAACGTTATGCCAACTGTTTTAGAATTTTCCATGTTTCTTCCCATGAATCAACTTTATAATATTCGCCACCAAGTTCTTTTAGTTTCACGGCAATGCTATAGTCATTGCCACCAGGAATGATTTTATCACCAAAGAAGATTGTGTTTTCGTAACTACCTTCAAAATCTTTCAGGATCTGAGATTTATCACAGCTTGGTAACGTAATATCTATGCCGGTATCTCCAGCGACTTCAAATAGAATGTCCGGATACTTAGCACGCATTGCTTCTGCAATCTTTACACGTTCCTGTTTATGTTCGTCCCATTGAATATACATTGCACGTTCTTCTAGTGTATTTCTACGACCAAGAATACTGAAGTTAACGAGACCAGGACGAGTGTCAAAGTGTAAACCAGTCTTAGCATAAAACCTGGATTCATCCAAGAACACCTTTAAGTCTGCTTTTACATCTTCTGGCATTGTCCATTCAGCCGCGTATAGATTCTTTCCTTGTTCGTAAACATCATTACCAGAACAATTATACACTCTTAAGCACAGATTGTAAATAGTAGATCCCACTTGTTCTAAAGTTTTTTTTCTATCAGATCCAGTTACAATGTAACAGGCATTATGTGTAGCAAAGTGTTCAAACCAGTTTTCAAACTCTTGATTTATCTTCATCCTACTGACAGTCAGTGTACCGTCTACATCAAAGATATAATTACGCATGGCCAACGGTCTCTCTTTTAATATCATTATGATTAAACTCAGCCCAATACAATTCAAAAGCAATACCATCTTCTAAGCATTCGAACTGATGATAAACACCTGGCTTAACCTTAGTGTATTGACCTGGTTCTAGAATAGTTTCATCGACTAGATCATAATCGTTTTGCCATACACGAATAAGCATACGACCTTCTTCAACGTAGAAGCCGTTCCATTTAAATTCATGAAGATGTTTAGAACAAACACCGCCTTTATTCATTTCTATTCTGTGGAATTCCAGAACACCGTTAGCTTCAAGGAGTTCTGTCATTCCCCATACTTTACCAGCTTTCATTTATTCATCTCCGCCACGGCAATAATGTAAAATCCTATAATAATTATTGCTAATATAGCAATTGCTATTCCTAATTCACCCATATCTAAACCTGCTTATTTCTTCAACTACTTTATTAAAATCTTTTAATTTAATCATGTTTTGTCCATCGCTTGGAGCATTATCTGGATCTTCGTGTACTTCTAAGAAAAAACTACTAATCCCAAGAGCGGCCCCAGCACGAGCAAGATGAGGCACATACTTACGATCTCCACCAGACGAGGTTCCATTACCTCCTGGTCTTTGTACCGAATGCGTAACATCATAAACAAATCTGGAACCAAGATCACTAAGGAGATCGTACATGCCACTGAAATCATTAATAAGACGTCCATAACCAAAGCTTGTTCCTCTCTCTGTTATCCACACTTCCTTTGCACCTTCTGTCTTAGATAAAATACCTTTGACATCCCAAGGCGCCATGAACTGGCCCTTTTTTATATTTATGATACAGTTTGTTTGACAAACTCTACGAATAAGATCAGTTTGACGAGAAAGAAACGCTGGGATTTGTATTACGTCTACAATATAATGTAAGTGTTGTACTTGATCTATATCATGAACATCAGTGAGAATTTTAAGATCTGGTATTTCATCTTTCATATAAAGAAAGTCACTGATAGTATTCTGCAATCCCAAACCGCGCTGAGAATTAAGAGAAGTACGATTTGCTTTATCAAACGATGCTTTAAAAATATATTCAATATTATACTTGTCACAAATCCATCTGCATTCTGTCGCAATTTTTAATGACTGCTCGAAAGATTCGTGTTGGCAAGGGCCGGCAATAATTCTCATACTTTTGTCTCAAGCTTCTTTAAATCTTTTTTGGATATGCAACCAACGCTCACAATCTCATCATTAAATCCTGCATGATCAATTACTTCTATCGCTAGTCTAGAACTGTTAGCTGGATCGTTTACGTAGTCAAGACATTGGTATTTTGTTTCAAACTCAAGTGACTTGACAGCAAAGCTATCGGCTTCAATCATAATAAAAAATATAAGCCATTTCATATTTTATCCATTCTTATATACGTATTCAAGAGCACGATCGGCCTCAACCTCCATGGGTCGATTCTCGTACCAGTTACCAGTTTCACGATCAAACTCTTTACACAATGTAGCAATCTCATTTGTTGTAATAGGATAGCTGCGTTTGATTGCATTACCCGCGATTGCTACCATGATCTGATACATCTTGCTGTACCATCCAGTGTTACTTATAGTCATATATTCTGACGCCAATTTCTTTGGCCAGAACGGACAGTCATGATAACCAGACCAGACTACGTTAGTGTTATCCATCTGAGACTTACGATGTTCGATTACCTGCTTTGCCCATTCTGGTGGTAGTCTATCTATGAAGTTATTTGAATGCTTCTTTTCTTCGTATGGCCACTTTGCCATCAATTCATCTGCGTCTATAGGATGACCTGAGTGATTACTAAATATGAAATTGTGAGAGCCAATGTAATTACCAGGGATGTAATACATGCGAGACAGATCTTTAGTTTGCTTATCTCCAATGTCACCGAGTTCTGAATTAAGCGCGTACCAGAAATGTCTAATTCTTGTTCCATCAACAGGTCCAGTAAGTGGGAAAACAAGACGGAACTTCGGTAGATCACGAGTGGAACTAGCAGTACTATAACAGATAAATTGATGTTGGCCAAAACGGTCCAGAAGCTCATTCTCTAGATCTCCTTCAAATTCATGGTCATCAACATCAACAGCAGCCCAAGCTCCCCAAGCCAATACGTTCTTGTTTGCTCGAGTTGTGCCATCTTCATAAGTAGCCGGCGATATAAGTTGCGCATCTTTCTTTCCTTTTAGTGGTTGTTCTGACAGCTTATACAAAAACTTCTCGAAGCTTGACCAAGTCTTAAAGTCAAACCTCTTGTCAGTCTTATTATCAAACTGGCTATTAAATACTGTCACGGAATACATTATACAAAGAAATCCTCCAAAGTAGCTACCGGTTCGACGTCCCAACCGACAGCGTCAAGAATAGGTTTAAGTGGTTCAATAAAAGTCTTCTCAAACATTATACCATAGTCGATATAGTTTTGTAAACCAATTTCTTTCGGCAGGATGCCAGGAAATGAGATAACATTTTCTTTGATAGGATTCGGTGTTTTCAGGTAACAGAACTTGATCTTCTCGCCGTTCTTAATCGTTTCGTATCGACGATCGAGCGAGTTCTGCTTGATGGCATGATTATAGAGTAAAGAACCTCGAACGTGAATAGGGCAGCCCTTGCCGTAAATGTTCTTACGGTCTTTCCATTTGACGATCTCGGTAACTCCACGAGGAAAAGAGATGTCTTCTGGTGGGAGTGATGAGAACTCATTACGGAAATTACGGATAAATTCTTGGACTTCAGATTCAGAGCTTTCAATAATAACCTTGAAGATTTCCTTGAACTTATTACGGACAACCTCTGGTGTAGATGACTTGATCGCCTCGATACCCATCATCTTGAGTTTTGGTGTAGCGTATTGTACACCCTCTGAGTTATGTACGTTGAGGATGTATCGCTTCTTGGCTGTCCAGATACCACGATCCGCGATGACCTCACGATCCATTTCCATACGAGGAGTGTAGCCATTCATTACAAAGAAGAATTCTTGATAAGCTTTGTCAAGGATAGGTTTGAAATGATCCGAACAGATTTTATCGAGGAACTTGACAGGATCCTTTGGTGCAAACTTATTAACAACCGGACCCATGTTAATATAGACCGAGTCAGTATCAATCGCAATAACATAGTCCTTGTCAGTACCAAGCAGCTTGTTCATTTCTTTGTTGATTGCTTGCTCAGCCCAGCGGATAACAGTTTGACCAGTGAGTGTAACGGATTCAGCCAAGGCGTTATCGAAGTACTTAAAGTACTTGTTGGCCAATGCACCATACAAAGAGTTGAGCAGGATCTTAATCGCCATCTGGTTATTTTCCAGCTGGTTGATCGTAGCTTCCAGAGCTTTGTCTTTTGTTTGTTCGTATAGTGACTGTGTATCTAGCATCTTACGCTTGATTGTTTTACGCTCAGCATAGTAGTCAACAATCAACTCAGGAATAATACCCTGAGACTTTTTAGTGAACGGTACACCTGATGCACATACTGCGTAGTCCTCACATACCTGATTGGATCGGTCATGCTTATTGAGATAATAGTCAGGACCCTGAGGAAAACGATACGTGTAGTCTTTATATAGATTTTCTGGTGAGATGTTCTGCTGCACAATAATGTTAGGATACAGAGAGTTCAAGTCAAACGATACAACCCAGTCATGAGCACCAACGTGTGGATCCTTTACGTAACCACCAGCAATAGACTTACTTGAATTTTCTTGGTTACCGTAAACAGCATACGGAACTTTATCGATCTGCTTGACAGGTGAGATGATGTTCTTACTCAATAGCCGGCGATAGATAATTGATTCCCATATGTTAGTGGTACCAAAGGTATCCTGTAGGTTGACACCACCTTTGTACGCCATAGTCAAGGCAAGAGAGATGAGCCCCATCTTCTGGTCAATACGGTCAACCAGCTGAACGTCCTTGATGTTATAGTCAATAAACTTCTGGTGGTCTTCCTTGTACAGTGTGTATAGGTTACCGTGTTCTTCGTAAGATAGTTTCTTTTCACCAACAACCACATAACCAATATGATCAAGCTTGTATGATTCTTGAGCACCGTATGAGTATCCAAACTTTTGGAATAGTTCAAGGTAATCAGCCTGTTGAATACCAACCAACTCATATGCTGGTAACTCACGTTGCATCTTCTTGACGTTACGTTCGTTCA